TAACGCAAACGCCACAAAACAAGGGGTATTAGCTCATCTGGCTAGAGCGCAACGCTGGCAGTGTTGAGGTGATCGGTTCGAGTCCGATATGCTCCACCCTAACAATGAAATCCTCAAACAGAAATGTTTGGGGATTTTTTATTTGCAATACGCTTTATTGTAGTTTAATAAGGAAGTGATATAATCCGAATCAAAAGAAATCATCCGAATGTTAGCTTTACGGAAAGTGTAATAGGAGGATTGCCAAATTCCTTTAGGTGAAAGGGGAGTAAGGAAGATCGATTTATCAGTCGAACTTAAGATTTTTCCAATCCAACACATCGTTTCATCACTATTCTGTATTTGAAAAACTTTTTGATTTTCTTCCAACCATTTTAATAATAGATTAGTCGACAATGGTATATCTATAGTCTGAACAACACCAATCTTGTTACTTGCTCTCAAAACGTTTTCTATAAATTCATCTTCTTTTGTTCGATTTAGTTCTTCAATGTATTTTTTATTAAGAAGCATATATCCATCAACAATGTAATCTGCAAAGATATGTTTTATTAAAAGCCATTCGTCACCATTGGCAACTATAATACCCTGTTCGCGTTCTTTTCGGTTTTTAACTTTAAAAGTATAAAGTTTATTTTGTTCTATTTTCATGGTTGATCTAAGTCTTTTCTAAATTCTTTCAATCCAATATAATGAATCATGTACGGCCACATTTCTATTGTTCTTACATTTGGTGATGTACCTACATTTGATGTTTCTTCAAATTCTCCGTCTTCTTCCCTTTGGATATCCGAAGAGTAATTTAAGCGTATCTTTGAATAATTTTTCATCAATAATAGCACCCTCATTTTTTCATCTTTTTCTTTCTCCATTTCTCCAAATGTACCAAAACAAAAATAGAAAACAATCGTATTATCTTCTCCTTCGTCGGCAAACAAATCTTCATTTTTAAGCATATCTACAACTTCTTCGAAAGGTTCAAAAGAGAGTACGGAGTAGTCATAATTAATGGAGTCTGTGGGGATCAATTTGATGACAAATTTGCTACATATTGGAAAAGCGAAACCATTTGCAGGCATAGTTGGAAGATCTTGCGCTTGCGCAACGTAAGAAATCACTAAAAATATAAACACCAAAAGTTTTTTCATGTCGCTCAATACTTTTTGGTAAACCTATTTACATCGTATATATTCAAAAATAGATAATTTTATGTGATTATTGCAGAAATCATCATATAATTTTCTTGGATAATTATATTTATAAAAAAAGCCCCGGATTTCTCCGAGGCACGTTCATCAGCCATAGAACTTCTACAAATTGCTATTGACTATCGCTATACTTTGAATATTAACTTTAAAGCGGCTTTCCAACCAACTGATTTGACGGACTTCAATAATTTAAAGACAAAGTAGACCAGAACAACAAATAATACCCCAAGAGATATCCCGCCGGTTTCCATCTTTAGGTTCTGCCACCAACTCAGTTTCTTCTCAACTTTTACGGGAACTTCTACAGGGAACGGCACCTGCACGCTGTCTACTTTGCAAAAGCTGTCAACCCGCAACTTCTCAACGTACTTTGTATGCCATCTATCCGAAAATACAGTATCTCCTTTTTCCCGAATGTATATAGAATCTTTTACATAGATACTGTCATGCTGTAAACGGTCCTTGTACTCAGTCCGTACCGATTCAACCGGAACATATACGGTTTTGCACCCACTCATCAGAGCGGACATGATTATCAAAACAAAACTTATTAAAATAACTCTGATAAATGTTTTCATACCTTCAATTCAAAATGTGGATAATCCTTGAATGATGTCCAACTGCCGCCCCAGTCCATCTTTATACCCAAGCGCATGGCTGTAGCAATGATATGAGCAGCGATGATCTTCAATTCTTTCACTGCGTTAACCTGGACCGATCCGGATAGATATGGGTATAAATCGACCGCATAACCGTAACCATCATCTTTCACTTGGTGATTCGATTTCTTTTTTAATCCGTCAACCTGAGTAACGATTGTACCAGGTTTAGTACGTCCTTGAGCGTATAACTCTTGCTGACGCTGAACGGTACGTAGACCTTCGGTTATAGTAAAGTCAATAGGTGTTTCTTTAATGGCCTCATGCATTATTTTGCACAGGTCCGGATGAACACCTAACAGATTATCAAGACTTCTTTTACTGAACTTCATGTTTTTCCTCCTTATCTTTATTCATAAATTCAACTACTGCTTTCGCCAACTCAGACGGATCAGATTTATACTTTGCAAGTTCACCGGCCAACAATGCGATATCGGATGCCTGGCGCTTAACCTTATCTTCTGCCTTTTCAAAGATTGATCTAACCTCAATAGCACCTACCCCAATAGCCCCCAACAACGTGATGAATGGAAACACAGGAAAATTGTAATCGTGATATGCATCCAGAAACCAAAGCCCAGCCATTTGAATACAGTCGATAACCAAAAGGGCAAGAAGCAGGTTATAATACCGCGCAATTTTTGATACAGTACGACGCAAGCCGTAACTTGTAATCAACTCATTTCTTTCTTTGGCTTTTCTTATACCGGCCCAAAGATCGAATAAAATAAATAGTATAGGTGTGAATAGTACGAGGACTGTAATTAGTCCAGCAGCTATCAACTTCTCAATTCCATGTATAGTCTCCATATCTGATTATTGCTATATTTGCATTCTGTTTTTACTGCTCGTGAGAGTAGTAGTTTGTTTACCTCTTATATAGAGGTTTTTGTTATATGTTTACAAAGTCGTTACAGACTTTTTGTTTTGTTTGTGCCGCCCAACTCGTGAGAGTTAGGCGGTTTTTTTAGCTACTCGAACAGCATAACAACGACATATCCTGCAAATGGTAAGTATTTGTTTTCAATTATCTTCATTTCATTTTATATATTGTGCTCCCAATTATTTCCCCAAATAATAAATTGAAAAGACCCATCATAAAGAGTATTATCATCACTTTTAGTATAGACTTCAAAATATCTCATATAACCATTATTGCCTGACATAGTCTTAATTGAAGCATTTATAGTCCTATGTGTAGGCGTGCTGCCATCCCTTGCATCTACCCCTATTCCAATAACTGTGACAAAAAAACCATTAGATAGGCCTAAAGTATCAGAAGGATCATAAATACCTACTCTATATTGTCCCTGCTCTTGTCTGATAATACTCGTAGAATAACTTTGTTTATTAAAGACAGTGAATTCTGCTAATGAGGCTCCTGTAGTAGTGCCGTTTACCACACCTCTTGTAATCATTAAAGGAGATCGTCCGCATCTTTGGGTAGTCATTATGTTTAACCGATTCATCACTATCCAACCATAAAATGTAGAATCGTCTCCATATCCAAGCAATTCTACGACCTCTCTATTAATCGATATTGAAGATTTCGATACTCCATCCTCAAAAAAATATTTCCCAGAAGGAGCGGTAATAGAACATGTGCCACTCGAATATTCGTTTTCCCAGCGATAATTTACAAGAGTTATTTTACGACCATTGCATTTATTTGTCCATGGAAATGATAGACTTTGTACCCAGCTCCCTGTGTTGACTGGTATAGCAAGGTTGTCGTAGCGCTCAGCGTCACTAGTTACATCATTATTTATATACCAAGCGCCATTAAATTTTGCAAAAGGAGTTCTTAACGATCCACTTATAACAGATTGTCCTTTCACTCCATCTAACATTATAAATGGAACGAAATTCTCATTTTCATAATCATCAGAGACAACCCCGTTTAAAGTTCCCTTTTGGGATATTAAAGATTTATTCTTTAGTATTAATCCTCCTATATTGGCATTGTCTGCTAACAATAACCTCGTCGCTACACTATCGAATTCAGCTCCGAAACCATTCCAGAACTTCTTATCTGTAGGAACTTTATTGGTGAATCCATTTCCGGCATCCGAACAAGCAACATAATGTGTGTTATTGTATTCAACAACATCAACACGGGTACTTGTGCCATAGTAAGTTGCAGTACTACTATAATCACCCCGGAATACCATTGATGGTCCTATATCTCCATTTTTACCATCATAAGGAGTGATACGAATTGGACTACTCCAAAACCCAATCAAGGTGCCTAACGAGCTTTTCTTAGCTATAGTTTGCCATAAATATTGTAAGCTACCAACGGCCGGTTGCGTTGTACTCCATCCAGATGGGTTTTCTGTTGATGTATTAAGTGATGGAGCAGAAGAAGTGGATCCATTCGCAGCATACCTGATTTCGTAATAATCAGCATCATTTCCATCATCTCCAGTAGCACCTTTCACACCCTGCGCTATCACCTGCCAGTAAGTAGCATTCGTTGGTACATTACCGTTTGTTGCCGTTGCATTTATGTAGCGATATGTCGATGTAACCCCACTTAATGTATACGTAACCTCGTCTCCCTGATAGTATGTATAGCTTGCGTTATACGTACCACGGAACACGCCAATATAATTCCAATCACCGCTTTCACTTTGAATTAGAGTACCTTTTATCCTTAATTTTCCGTCTTTTTTAGTATTGAAATCAAGATAGGATGTGGAATCACCTATTCGTGCAGCATTATTTAGGAAATCTATAAAGTTCAGTCCGTCAGAAGATACAACCTTGTTGGTTGTTATTCGTCCTGGTAGCACCTCTGAATAACCGTACATTGAGGCATAACTACGTTCACCTTCATATTCGCTATTGAGAATACCCATAAGTAAGTGGTAATAGCCGGATACTCCTTCCATGGCAATGGACTTCTCACTGATATAGAATTCACCTGTCTTTGCCGTCTTGCTTACTTTAGCATATAGGTAATAGGATTTAGAGCCATCAGTCAAAACAGGAGTGTTGAATGCAGGAAGCGTCCAGAACTTATATTCACCTACAGTATGGTTCGAAGAGATCGTATCAATGCCGAGTGTCATGTGTTGCAGGGTTCCGGCCGGACATGTGAGTATCTTTGTGTCCTTATTATAGGTTACGTTGTGTGCTACTTCTGTCGGGGTTGTTTGGTTATTCACAAAACGGAACTGCAAGCTCTCATCACCTACAAGCATAGCCATCGTCTGAACTGTTAGTGGAGTGATAGAATTAGTGAAGTTTTCCAGCAAAGCATTTTCAAGTAGTGACATTGTTTCCTTCGCATCCCGGAAGCGACGTTTTGTAAATTGCAACGCATCTTTGTGCAGATTATCGGTTGCTATTTCGTTCGATTCAATTTTCCGAAGATCGCTTCTGATAGAACTGCCTACAACTGAGTTAGATAACTCAATGACAGGACTATGAGGATTATTAATATAATCTTTTATACCAACGATTCTTATAGCAACACCATCCGGCTGAAACTGATTGTCGCTAAACAGTATGTAGCCACCCAACTTGATGCGGCCGCCGATATTATTCCAATCCTTTTTTGCCCAAATGCCGTCAAGCTCTCCGGTAAAAGTAAATTTCTGATCTTCATTTTCAAACAGGTATTTAGCAGCTTCACGGAACATATCCCACGATGCACCAGTCTTAGTGGTGTTATCACAAATATATGCATCAGGCAACATCATACCGAACACGGCATACGTATCTGTAGCCGACGGTTTAAACACATCGTCTGGCATAGTGCGTCCATCTATTTCTTGCGGAACAATCTCAAAGCGCCTGTCTTTGTGAATGTATTTCACCTCAAATTCTTTACCGGTCAAGATACCAGATTGAAAGATAACGGTCAACGTTTCACCCTCAACAAGACAATCCTCAAAATTGAGATCGGCGGGGATCGTATTATCAACGAAGTCATAGAAATGGTTATCAGCATCAACCTCAACAACCGAAGTAACTTCACCAACCCTACTGGGGTAAATGTTTGAGCAATCCAGGCTATCTTCGTTTTGCGTAGTCAGAGGCTTATCCGCCCGGCGAATGGAAAAACCATCTGAATCTGAAATATAGGTACGACCTTCATATTCAAGCGTTTGACCTTTAGGTAGTAGCAGTTCTGGGCTGCCATACTCGCTAACATTGATGTTTTTGTCACCACCTTGTACAAACAATATTTCGATAGGTTTACCTGCGTTATCGTTCGCCCGTCCAACACCAGACTTAAACCCATTACCACGCCCGTAAGACAGTGGTAACGGATTGTCTTTGTTATACTCAACTTTACGCAGGTGAATTGTCTTACCTACGATCTCGTATTCAGTATCAAACTCGTCGGCTATTTGAGAAAGCGCATCCATGCAATATGCATGATTATATGAGATTACTTTCTCCGACACGTCCATACATTCACCAACTTCCCATTCGGACTCCCGCTGATTGAGATTGTCAACCAACATTTTCAAGTGCTCGATCGGCTTAGCTGTCAAGCTGAACTTCAATTTGCGAGACGTCACATCCTTGAATTTATATTTACTCAATTTTTCCTGCAAGGAATTCATAACTAAGGTGTATTCGAAGTTCCTGGTGTTGTGCATCGTAAAGTTCTCAGGTTTCTCGAGTGTATATTGCTCACCCTCAAAAATACAATATGCACCCAAAGGAATTTCCATATGCTCAGGAAGTGAGTAATATAGGGTAAGGCTATGCTCCCCTTTTATTGCCCGGTACCGGTAACTTTCGTCAGTTACCAGCAGGTCAAGTTTTGTATTATTAAAGTATATTTTCATAAAGAAAGTTCTCAATTTCAATTATAATTAATCTTACAACATGCCAACCTTCATTAGGAAGATTTTCGTATTCTATTCTAAACTCTTCCCAAAGAAGGCTGGTAGTTCACATTAGAGTGCAATAGCTTTTTCTACCGCATTTCTAGCAGGATAATTAAACCCCTCAATGAATTTCTTGATGATCTCAGCATTTTTGCTATTCACCTCAATTCTTTTCTCTTTGTACATTTTACGACCAAGCTCGGCTTCGTCAATGTCCTTAGAGCCGAAATAAATGGCATTACCAAGTTCTTTGGACAAATCGAATTTCATAAGGTTGCCTTCAATACCTTCTACCTGGATAGCCGAAAAATCTACCATTTTCATTTCTTCTTTTTCTTTTGATTCTGTTTTCATAATTTCTTTTTTGTTTTTGTTATACCAATTTGATTAATAATCTCAATGAGTGCTTCGTCAAACATCTCATATGCTTCCTTACAATATTCTGAAGGAATATCCATATTCTGATTTGCACGATCACCGTTCAATGAATTATTGTGTTTTATTTTAAATAAGTTTATTATAAGTAATCTCCGGTTAAACGAAAACTAAAACTTTTACCACTATTTGTAAAGGAAACAGTACACATGTAGTACCAACCAGTAGTGCCATCATTTCTAGTTAGTTGTGTTCTAGCAGCAATCGGAGTTGATAAAGTAGTAGTACAATACAATTGTGTTAAATTTGACATTGTCAATCCACTAGAATCTAAAAAATTAACAGTTAAATGATTATTATAAGTACTAATTGTTGCAGAAACAATTATATCGGTAATATCATTTGGTATTGAAATAGTTGTTGCAACTGCATTTCCTATTGTATATGTAACAGGAGCCGCAGATTCTCTATGTATAACCAGTCTCATAGTTGTTCCATTACTGTTTGTTAATAGAATTCTAACATCTGTAGATCCAACTAAAATATTATCGTCGATTGGATATTGATTATCAGAATAACCCGTTAATTTCGATGTGTCAACTTTGCCTGATGCTACCAATTGCGCTTTAGTCACAAATGAGGTGCTGGTTCCAGATATACTGGAACCTAACTTTGCATTTGCTTGTGCTATTGTTAAGAAGGAAGTACTCATAATAAATCCTCCATATTTAAGTTCAACTTATCACAAACAACACCAAGTGCTTTCTTCAACTTTGTATTCTCTTCATATAGTGCCTGTATACCCATTACAGCTACGGTAACAGCAAGCTTGCCATAATCCACGGTTAGAAGCCTGTCTCCTTCATTTTCACGTCTTGTAAAATATTTGAATATTTCATGTTTTTCTAACTCATTACCATTTAGTCCAATAGTGGTATAAGATTCATCGCCTTGCCTTTCCCAATCATAACCGAAAATCTCGACCTTTTGAATATCATTTAGTATAGATGGTATTTTGAAGAAGTTCTTCTTAAATCTCATATCTGAGCCAGTCCCTGAACCTGCTAAAAATGTACCATATCCAACATTATAGAGTGTACCGTTATTCCAAATATTACCAATCATGCCAATTGCAACACCCGGAGTACCTGCGTTACAGAATACAATTTGATGCCCGCCAGCCATTGAACCACCTGTTGTATTGTTGGTGTGCTTATAAGCCATTCCATACAAATTACCAAAATCGTTTCCACTATCTGGAATTGTGTAACTTGTACCCATACTCCAAACATGTCCTATTCTTGTGGAATCATATACCCCATATACCCCAGTTGCCCTTGTGCTTGTACTGTATGGACTAAACCTACCAGAAGTATCTATTACCGAACGATTATTACCAAAATAATTTGCTCCCGGACTATTAATACCAGTTGCTATATAAGCATTACCATTAACTTGAAGTTTATAGCTTAAGGTTGTATTGGGTGCATATCCTATACCGAAATTATTTTCAACTCGTGTAATTATAAGTCCATAGTCCCCTCTATAGGCATTGAAAACTCCAAAACTTAAATTATCCCCTGTTGCTCTAGCTGTTATCGACCAATTCCTTCCTCCACCAGAGCCCATCCATATATCACATGGAACATCTGTAGATGAAACAATGTGCATCTCTGCTCTATTGGCATTGGATTGCGTTAAATTAGTACCAATACATAGTCTATTTGGTGTGTATATATAATTACTAGCCAACATTGCACCAGTTGTATACCAGTCTCCTGTTGGTGTTAACCACGCTCTGCTTGTAGCTGTTCCTAATGCACGTATTTGAAAACTGTTTGCTACTGCGCTTCCTTCTGCTACATTATTTACACCAACATCCCATTTAATTGCACTAGCGTGAGCAAAACGAATGTAAGACCACTGATATGACAAAGGATTAATCAACAATCCATAAGTATTTCCCGGGGATGATGTAATTGTATTTACATATAAATTTCTCCAATAGGCTAAACTATTTCCCAAGTCATACGTAGCACCTGTAGAAGGGGAGACATGGTTTTTATCACAAAACAGCTTTGCAGTCCATCTGGTAACATCAGCACTTCCTCCACCAACACAAAGATAGTCCATTGTTCCATCGTATGGAAGAGAGATATATCCGTGTGTGTCATTTGCTGATACGAATATAGATGGACTGTATATAGCACCTCCTCCTGCTACAGTGGCTGACCATCTTGTCGGTTGTAGAGAATATCGATTTGTCGTATCCCCCCACACCGCCGAACGCAGATTTGAGGTAGAGGATAAATCTTTCCCTTTAAAATTTATATTTCCAGAAGCTTGCGTAGTGCCTACTAAGTATATCCCGGAGGTAAAATCGCCATTTCCATTAAGTCTTAACCAAGTATCTGCCGTGGTATCTGAACCAATTGCTTGTTTATTGTATGAATATACACGTCCTGACACATACGCATTTTTAGCATTCCAATCCACCGTACTCAGGTTGGAGTTGCCGGAGTGCCAGATAGTGTAATTTGTTCCATTATAATACAAAGGTGCTCCCGTATCTGAAATTCCTAATGCACATTCAGATGTTCGATTTAGCATTCTTACTTGGCCAGTAGAATTTTCATAATAAATCAAACCCTTACTAACTCCACCAACTTTAATATCAACTCCGGGATTAGTTGCAGTATCAATGTATAATCGTGAGGTAAACGTCTTCGTCCCCATTATCTCCTGCGGAGTATCCAGTGTTACCATATTCTTTGCAGATCCCGCTTCAAGTTCATCCCAACCAATGACTGACATAGTACCATCATTTTCAACAAATACTTTTCCTTTGCCCGTAACTACCCCTTTGACGATGCCGAGCACTTCATTCGTGGCTTGGTTAACAGTATCTGTACCTCTATCTTGCCATTCGTAGATATCCGTAGATATCTCAAAATACGTCCATGCATGACCTGCTGGTGCACTTTGATCAAAATTAACTACAGTGGCACCTGTTGGTATTGGCGAACCTTTAACTGCTGTCCATGCAAACGAAAGCTGTTCCTGTGTAGGCTCTTCACCCAAATGTACCGAAACACGTCCAACGCCTTTCAATAGTTCTATATCCGCGGTATTCGTGGCTATCTGCTTGAAAGATTCGCTCGGCATAATACCATGTTGATCTTCCGAGGCAACCGGTAAAAAGATTTCTTCCAGAGTTTCACTACCATTGTCAGTCTTCTTATTTGTAATAGACAGCTTAACAGATGATTCATCAGCTTCAAGAGATACCTCCGAAACAATAGTGGGTATTACAGCCTTATCAATCTTCTCTGCGAGTGATTCTCTGGTTTCTTCCTTTGTTGAAAAGGTTTCATCTACATAGTTCTTGAGACTATTCGCATTTTCAGCCGCTTCGTTGGCAGAATCTGCAGCTATATTAGCGTTAGAGGCAGCAGTATTGGCTGCGGTAGTTGCTTGGTTAGCCTGTTCGGTAGCAGTATCAGCCGCTTCTGTAGCTCTGTCTGCATTATCTGCGGCAGTGGTAGCTTTCGTCGTTGCTTGATTTGCAGCAGTGGTAGCGTTGTTGGCCGCTTCTGTTGCTCTGTCTGCACTATCTGCGGCAATGGTAGCTTTCGTAGTTGCTTCATTTGCGGCAGTGGTAGCTTCAAGCGTTTTTTGAGTTGCTTCATTTGCTGCAGCCGTAGCATCATTTGCATTCTTGGCAGCATCTGTCGCATCTTTCGTTGCTTGATTTGCTGCTTCGGTTGCTCTATCAGCATTACCAGCAGAGGCATTCGCATTACTCGTGGCGACATTGGCCGCCTCGGTTGCGGTGTTCGCCTTTTCGGTGGCTTCATTAGCGTTATCGGCTGCAGTCTTGACAAATTCAAGACTAGCCTTGACACTCTTGTTTTCATTGTCAACGCCTATGGTGTATAGGCCTACGAGTGATCCGGCTTCCGGTAACTCGCTTATTTTCCTCTTTTTAATCGGCATATTCTGAAAGGTTTATTGCGTAATCATCTTCTTCTGTCATAATCAAAAAATCATCTTCGGAGACTAAAAGGTATTCTTCTTCGCCAACTCTGAATGATGTAAATTCAAGGGTTATGTTGAACTGTAACCATAATCTGCCAACCAGGGAGAAGTCTGTTACAGAGCAAGATTTGTAAAAACAAGGGTATTCATATCCTATCGGATCGACATATAACCGTCTTTCTCCCGGTCGGATAAGGTCATACAGGAAAGCGTCATAGTTTTTCCAAAGCTCGTCTATTGTGTTGGCACGCATCAACAGGTTGAGGTTAACGTCTTTTGTCTGAAAGGTTACATACTCTCCGTCATAAATGGCGCCGTTCCTGGAATTGATGTTAACCAAGAGGTTCTTCTTGACAGCAGGCGACTTTAGTATCTCGACTTCTGTTCCTCCTAATACGGTAATACCATAATCGGAAAGACTGCGGTCGTCAAGTTCGTAGCCTAATGGAGAAACGATGTTTGTACCAGGTTTTTGATAGGTGTACCCATTTAACGGGAAATCATTGACAAACTTCAACGTAAATGTCTTGGCGGTAGACACCTGAGATAGTGCAGATTGACTTTCAAGTCGTAAGCGATAAATCTTACCAATCTGCTTGAAATCGAAATTATGGTAAGCCAAGTCGGAAAGCAGGTTGATAAAAGCACCGAACCTGGCATCTTTACCGGTACTGGCAAACCTGATGCTCAACTCCTGACTGTCCAATACCGGATTGGACAGGTCGGGCTCAATGCCGTCGTCTTCTGCCCAATCGTTTGAATCAACGCTTTTGAGCGGTGGGTAAGCAATCAACTCATTAAACCCACCATCAAGTACTGAAACGCTGTATAGCGAATAAGCATCTTTACCGTCTATGTATAATTGTCCTATCATTTCTTTATTGTAATTCCTTTTAAGTTTATATCATCAAGGCTTGTTTTAACGCTTCTCAAACTTCCCTCCATCGTTCCAAGCCTTTCATTCATTACAAATAATTCATTCGTATTTCTACTGATTTCCTTTAAATAGATCACGGATTCCACGCCTATGTCCCGAAGATCAACGAGCGTCTCACCGGTAGACATAGCAAGCCATTTCAGGTTGGCAACATCTAACTGGATGGCACCGGTTGATTGTCTAATTTGTTCGGATGTATATTGAATTGCAGTAAACCGTCCGTTGAGTTCATCAGCTGATTCCTGGCTCATAGAAGCAACGCCCTTGGTTGATGCTTCACGGGAAGATTCCGTTGTATTATTCTTCAAATCAAGACCTATGCTTTCAAGGCTACCTGTAATTACGGACATGATGTTTTGAAGATCGGGAATTTGTCTTTCGTAACTATTGATAAGCTGCTGTGTTCTATCGGCTACCTTATTCATCAAATCTTGCTCGCTTGTGATTGATCCGGAAGCATACTTCTCGTACAAATCGGCGATATCATTATCAAATCCATCCAAAACTTTATCAAGAATGATGGTACGCATCATATCGGATACAATATCCCGGAAAGTCTGAGAAGCATGGTCTTTAAATGAATCAAGGGCGTTTTTACCTTCATCGAACCAATCCCAAAGGCTATCTACGAAGTTATCAACTAACGGTTCGTATAGCGAAGAAACGTATTCACGAAGCTGTTTTAAGTACTCATCGTGCTGTTCTTTAAGCTTGATAAGCGCCTCAAGTGTTTCCTGGGTCTGTCCTACAAGTTTATTGCTATAGTTATCAATAAGGCTCTGAGCTAACTTTGTATTGATGAAACCTTTTTCATCAAAAAGATTGGTATCTAACCCTCCGAATTTGTCTTTATTATTGTTTATCCATGTTTGTAGATCTTCCGTTTTTTGTGACTTACCACCAATACCCGAACCAAATAATCCCTTTTTAGCTTTACGTGTCTCAATGCGGAGGTTAGCAAAAGCAGCTGTTGTTCCTTTTTCATATTGTTTTTCAATAAGATTCATGAAACCACCTTGTATATCAGTTCCCAATACATCATCTAATAACCATTGAAAAGATACTTTGTCGAACAGCCATTGACCAGCTTTTGATATCTTGGTAAGCCATCCACCACCACTTTTGTTTTGATATGTTGCTTGTGCTTCGGTTAATTTAGATATATAAGCATCATAAACAGTATTATTTAATTCTTTAGCTTGTTTCAGAGATAGTAGATTGTTTTCAGCAAACCAACCCTCCTCTTCTTGCTTCGCTTTAGTAACTGCTATTGCATACTCATTAACCGCTTTAGTAAGTTTATTTATATCTTTAATCTTTTCTGCATACTTTAAATAATCATCATGACTATCACCTACCAAGGAACCTAACTTTTGGATTAACTGTATAGCAGCACTAATAATGGCTAAGATTACAGACGCTTTTTCAATTGTTGATATAGCTGTTGCTCCAGCTTTGGAAACCATTTGAACACCTTCTATTGATGTCATAACGAATTTACCAATATCACCTATAAAACCTATTATCTCACCAGCTGTACCACCAATTGTATTACCAACATTAGAAAGAGCAGCAAACAGTTTATTCATATGTTCGCTCACTTCTTTCTGAGCTTTAACAACTCCATTTGATGCGCCCCTTACTCCATCCAAGGCTGCTTCATATTCTTTAGTAGCCTTGTTTATTTCTTCCTGATTTCCGCTATCCTGAGCCTTTTTTAAGTTTATTTTTGCCTGAGCGAGTTTATTATTTGCTTTAGCCAACTCTAATTGAGAGTTAGATAATGCTTTGAACACATCACGAGAGGCAAGTTCATCAATAATCTGCTTAATTACACCCGAATATTCATTTAGTTTTGCAGGATCAAGTACATCTGAAGCGTTAGCCTTATGCTCTTCAAGTTGTGCTAATAGAGAGTTGAGTGTTTCAGAAGAAGTATTCTTAAGATTTGCAAATGCCCGAACATATTCAGGAGATTCTTTTAAGACATTGAAGTCAAATGTCATCAATTCTTGTCCAGCATCAGCAGTTGCTTTTGCTATAGCACGAGTAAATTGGTCTACTTGATCTTTATCACCTGCAAGTAATGCATCATTTCTTCTCGTGCGAAGTTCACCAATATCCTCACCAAATTTAAGCTCTATTTCTTCTCTTTGCCTAGTGTAATCCTGATATTTAGCAAGAAGATTATCAATTGCATTTTGTTCTTTTTCAGATTGAGCCGTAAGAGATGAAGTACGGGTATCTTCTGCCAATCCTTTTTTTTCTGTAACCCATGTTTGCTGATCCTGGGTTAGTGTTTTATTCTTAGCCCCTTTCCATTCATTCTCTTGCTTTTCAACTTCATCCATTTGTCGCTGATATTCAACTTGGATTTGCTTACGTACACGTTCTCCTTCATCCTTGATAGAAGATATATATATATTTTCACGTTCTTGTTTTGTCTTGAGTATCTCTGAAGATATATCATGTTCTTTACCTGTTAACTTATGTCTGTTCCTATCACTACCAAAAAGAGCAGAAAAAACAGACGAATCACTTAAAAGGGCTTGTAGTTCGGATTCAAAAGACTGCTTATTTTCTTGCAATCCTGCTAATTGGCCTGCCCATTCTCCGGATTTCTTTTCAAGAACTTTTGTCCAGTCCGCCCCGACCATATTAAGAAATCCCATTTGTACTTCTTCTAAAAAAGTAGGCTTCCTTGAACCTTTTTTACTTAATTCGGCATATTGCTCTTCAATATCCACAACCTTAGTCATTAACCTTTTAGCCTTTTCTACTTTATACAGTAGGTTAACATAATCTTCAAGGGTTCCGATATTGTCTGCAATCAAGTTACCTTCTTTATTGATATAACCATTATATTTAGGCATTAATTGATTCAGCTTCTCTATGGCACTTCGTCTTATCTCAAGCGAGTTATTGTGGTTCTCCGCTGTCGAAATTAATGCTTTAGTCTTTACTATTTCGCCAGCCATTGACTTTGCAGTCTCTATTTCGATATTTTTAAATTGCTCTTTGAGCGCATTTACTTCTTCCTGTTTCTCTTTCCATTTCTGATACCACGATACCAATGCAGCTATACCTCCTATCAACAGACCAACTCCACCAATCATGAGAACCTTGCTGAGTCCAGCAGATAATCCAAGCTGCGTATTAAGTGCAACCTGAGCACTTTTCCACAGATTAGTGGCCTTAGTAACTGTTTCTATCCTAAATGCACTTGTTGCACTCAAAGTATCAGAAGCTTGCTGTAAACCAGTTGCTATACTCATTATTTTTTGCAAGTTCTTCTGAATTGCTGCTAATTTCTCATTATCATTACCAAATAGAGAAGCGATACCTTGCACTGCTGCTAAAGCACCAGTAAGTCCTTGAATACCATTTATTATCCCGGTTATTTGTGCACTAGCATCTGATGCTAAAGATTGTTTTTCTTTATTTAATTGTACAATCGCAGCTTCTACTTCTTCATACTTTTGTTTTAACTCATCAAGCTTTGCTATATTTTGAGGACTAACAGTACCATCTGCATTAGAAAGAGTTGCTATATCTTTCTCTAATTTACTCTTTAGTATATTTAAGGTTTCTATAGCCGAAGTTGCATTTACATATCGATCTTCAAGCTCTTTTAATTCCTCAGAATGATTCTGCCCCTGAGTTTTTTGCTCTTGATAATCTTCTTTAGCTACAACCAATTGTTGTGCTAGGTTCTGCCCTTCTTCTTTGGAAGAAGCCTGACTTCTTGCTTTTTCAAGTCTTTTAATATTGCTTTCTGCTTCTGAAAGGTATTTCTTTTGCTCTGAAACAAATGTGCTCAGAACCTCCATAGATTTCTCTATTGGAAGGTTTGCAATATCTGCACTTTTAGCAATTTCTTGCATTATAGCAACAATTACAGAACTTGCTTTTGTTGCTTCCGATACCATGTTCTGAAACTCTAATGTCATTCCATTAGTCATTGATCGAAAAGCTTTTTCAATCTTTGCACTCTCTGCTTCTGCAGTAACTCTGGAATTAATAATTGCCTGACGCGACTCTTGAAGTTTGCGTTTGAGGTCTGTATTATCTACTGTTATTTCAAATTTTAAGCCCATTAATGCCTTTTTTATTAATTAGATATTAATCAAGACTTAAAATTACCTCTTAAAAAGATGATTAGATAGTTTTTGAGACAAGCATACACGACAATGGATTAGTTGTCGTAAAATGATTAAATATGACTCAAGAAAAGCTAAGAAAAGAAAAGTCTACTGTGGATGAAATGTTCTATTTGGACTAAAAAAACACAGCAAATCTAACAATTTACAGTCTGAGACATTCCAAATTGGTTTCAAGAAATAAAGCCGGACTATTCCGGCTTTATGTTTCATATGACATATCTTATATGAGGTAGCTATATCATCTGTATTGTTGAACTTAATAATAATTGAAGGTTTTCCTAAATAAAAATCTCATAGTATATATTTTTAGTTTCCACAAATGTTAGTCATTAAAAATCGTCATTGAAACACATCCTTTCTTTTAAAGATGCTATTATGTTTTTTAAAGTCTCATATTCCTGTATATAAAAAGTTTCTTCGTCCAAAATTTTCTTTTCAAGGCCGTAAATTTCACCCTTTATGGAATTTTTCCTTTCATTAAACTTATCTTTCTCTCTTTGTCTTAGGCTCTCATAATTTGTTGTACTAATCAAACCGTCTAGATTTTTATTTTTTTGAATTATCTCTTTTTTATATATTTCAATATCCAACAAGTGCTTATTTCTATTGATCTTTTTAGAACCTGACAATCCAACAATATCTAAATTTAATAAGATATCAATATCACTTATTTTATATCTATATTTTTCGTCTTTACATTCTATTGTAATTGTAAACTCTAATCTTTCACTAATACTTCCAGCGATATATGGTATATCACTTGCGCCTTTAAGAATCAGTTTTCCCTCTTCCTTATCTTCATATTGAATTACTCTTTTATAATCTCCAAAAGTTGTGGCTACCCATTCCTTTGCATTGGAAAACAGCAAATCCTTATTGAAATTATTTATATCAACAACTTCCGAGAATTCAATTTCTCCTTTTGAGTTTACTGGAAATTCATAATCTTGTGCTGATAAGTGAAAATTGTAAAACTGAACAATGAACAAAAGAGCAATCAATAAAAGTTTCATAACATATACTTTTTTAGTTTCCACAAATGTAAGCCACCAAACTTTAAAATCAAAAAGAATGAGGTAAAATAAAAGCCGGATCACTCCGGCTTTTATCGTCAAAAGAAACTTAGCATTCCTGTAAAACTAAAAAAACTAACCATTTATTAAACTCATGATAAACTCATTATTCTTCGTATCATCACCACTTATTTTTGTTTCGTTTGCGGATTTATCTTTGCCTGTGTTGCTAAATGTTTGGATGGAATCGGATAGAAGCATTTGTACGTTTGTGTAGCTTATTTCCCAGATTAAATAGTTGAATGTCCATCCATATTTTTCAAGTAGTACATCAAATAACCCTCCCCACAACGAGCGCCCACCTATTACTCTACTCGAATCGCTCGTTTTTAGCCTTTCGGCGCGTTTTGCCTTAAGGTCTGTGTCAATCGAATAGAGCTTATAAAATTTTCGTAATGTACCTGGGTCAGTAGGGCAAGAAGAACGGTGCTAAAGTCGGCCGGTTCGGTGTTCCATTTGAAGAAGTCGGCTCTTTCTTGTATCTTCTCGTCGTCGAGTAGGTCGTCCTTCTTTTGGAATGTTGCCACTGCCATGAGCTGACATACGATGTCTGTTTTTGCTTCGCATACCCTCATTGCTTCCAGGTGTGGTTCGTTGGTCAAGGCTTTTTCGTCTATTTCAAGCATTAGGTAATACTTGGAGAGGATTTGCATCTTTCCCAGCGTTGGAGGGTGGATTGAAAACTTTTTGTTTCCGATGGTAAACACTACAGGTTTTTCTGTAATTGCATCGGATACGGCTATTTCAGCGTTTTTGGTATTGGTGTTCATATATTAAAAATTAGTTGAGCTTTCGTACATTGAGCGGAAGTGGGGATTCGAACCCCTCCTCTATGTTTTGACCACATAGCGCACTACCTTTTGTGCTAAAATCCGCTGTTCCAACCTGAATTATCCTTCAGGGTTTTCGTCAGTGATTGTCTGTAGTTTCACTTGACTTCCCGCCTCGGGTTTCAACACATCGAATGTGTATGTTTTCGACAAACCATCGGCAGCGTTGTAACTGGTTTGAACATTTACTGCTGCACGGTCGATCAAAACACCGATTGCACTGGCGTTCTCAGGTGTAACTCTCACCGCGTATTCATCGGCCACAACTCCGTCAACATCCACAATAGGATCTGTACGTTCAAGGGCTTGTCTAACCTGGAAGCTCAATTGATAGGTGTTCGATTTGTATCGTACAGCTTCGTTTTCGCCGCCCTCGATCTTTGCTTCAAGCTTATCGCCCTGGGTTGTTTCTAACTGGGTGGAATCTTCTACGGGAGTTGCGAATGCTTTCCATTCTGATTCACCAACTTTCTTTACTTCAATTTTGGGTCTACCCCACGAAATGGTAATTTTATCTGCCATAACTCGTTCTTTTTTAAATTAAGATTATTAAAACACATTATTTATATATGAGCACATTGCTTTTTTCGAATTGTATCAGGAACTCCTGTGTGCGTCGACTTTTGCTTCACGATTTAAAATTAACGCTTATCGCGCTGATTAAATAGTTTTTGAGATGGGCATACACGACAACGGGTTGGTTGTCGTAAAATGATGTTTTAAGGGGCTTTTTTCTTGCCCAGGAACTTCTCAACGAAATAGATTTGGCCCTTGCCGGTCACTTTGGTTGTCATGGTATGGACACTCTTACTGGGGCGAACAATGGCATTGTAACTGATTTCGAACACCCCAAGTTCCATGGATCTCTGTGTAGGTTGGTTGCGTCGTTCACCACGTTTACAGAGGTAGCGATTTTCTCGCATCCATTCGAATAACCGGTTCTGACCCATGTTTACACCGTTCTGTTTGAGCACATTGGCTAGTATACCTATTAATATGGTATCTCCGGAGGATACGATGGCGTCGGCAAAAAGGATTTTGGACTGGTTTTGTTTGTTCTTTTGTTCGGCTTCGAGCCTTAATTGTCTTTCTTCTTTTAGCTCGGCCAGTAGTTTGATCGTGGAATCGGCTAATAGGGTTTCTTGTTTTAGAGCATCTGATTTTGCTTCCATAATGGTTTGTTTTTATTTGATTAATTCGTTGTTCCTTAGTCGTTCGATGATTTCGGTATAGATGTGATCTATGTCGGCCCTGAACGGTTTGTAGTTTTTATACTCGAATGCGATATCGGCGCAGTTGTCGGAAATGACGGACTTGGAGTAGACTCCGGTAGCTTCGGATATTTTATCACGTAAACCGATAAGCATTTTTCCACCGGCTAACGTGCCGGGAGAGTAAAGGGAGAGGATGATAAAGATGAATTTCTTCCTTTGGGTAACGCTCTGTAAATATGGGGGTAGGGGCATTTCGGACAAGATTTCCGAGAACCAATGGTATATTTCGGGGATGAGCGTGAGGTCAGTTAATAGAGGCATGGTAAGCTCGACTTCTCTTTCGGACAGTCTATGCTTTTGTTCTCTAATGTTTTGCAGTTCGGAGATAAATGAAAAGTCTGTTTCCATACACAACTGATATTTATCTCTGTTTTTATTTTACTTTTCTACCCCATTCCAGGGCAAGATAAATGGCGTTAGCCAACATTTTAAGGTCACCGATATTATCGATGAAGTCATATTTCAATGCTGAGATTAATGCTCTTTGGTATAGTTTTTTATCTTTCATATTGTTGTTTGAATTAAATGTTTGAATTCTAAATGATTATTGAATTTGGCTCCGGCGCCTCGCGGTTACCCTGGCTTTGCCTTATCAACTGGTGGACTCAGTAGTTCGATTGCTTGTTCATCGCCTTCGTCGGCTCGTTTTTTAATTTCGACATATTCGTCAAAGGAGATGCCTGTGCGGTTATTGATTCGTTCTTGTTGCCTTTTGCGTTTCATCGTGCGTTCGTGCTCATTCAATGCCCGTCGACGTTCTTTGGAGTATGCGCACATGGCCGACATAATTTTCATGGGACCGATCGACCCATAGAATTGGCCATACTTTCCAAGTTTGAAACGTGCTAGGAAAAAGCAGACTTCGGCCGCGTTCAAATAGAAATATTCGGCAAGATAGAGGGAAGCCAGTTCGGTAAGTTGACTGGGGCTGATGCCAATGCCTTGTTCGGCATAATCGTTGAGGCTGCCGAATTGGATCTTTAGCCATTCAATCGGGGTGGTGTCGCCAAATGTTGAGCGTAGGAGTCCCAGGGAAGGTATCTTGTCGTTTAACGCAATGTCGGAATGGGTTATCCCGGCAGTGATCAGCTTGGATTGCAAGTCCGGATTATAATCGATCATGAATGCTGAGGCCGACTGGTACCGATTAAATAGCTCCAGTTGCTTCGAGCTCTTTTCTGCGCTGTTCGGCTTCCTCGTCACAGCGTTGGATTGCAAGCATTGAATCAAGTTTTCGCTGCTCAGAATCAGTTCGTTTTTGCTCATATTTCTCAGTCTGTTTGGTGAAAAAATCGTTTAAATACACTCTGTTAGTCCGTTGCGACAGGGCATTGGCGAATGTTGATCGCCAGTCAATGTTGGTTGTCCGGGCTCGTTTTTTCCTTTTCCAGCCGGCTTCTGTGGCCCAGAAGTTTACACAAGCTTTCTCGATTGACTTTCGGATATCTATCCCGGGATTGAAGGACTGTTGTTGGTTCATCCACGATGTGTCGGAAAAGGCTTTCATGCATTCGGATCTTAAACCGTTGAGGTAAACTTCATAATTGGTCTTCCATTTGGGTTTCTCACCCCCCTTGGGGGGTATAGGGGGTATATTATATTCTTCTTTTCTTTCTTCTTTATTTCTTATGTTGTGGTTGATTACCGGTTGGATTGCTGGTTGATTGCTGGTTGATTGTTGGTTATCTGTTGGTTGCTGTTGTTGGTTTGTCTCTTGGTAATCTTCATATTTACAGATAGTTACAATGCTATGCTTGTTGGTTGATTGCAGGTTGCAAAAGCCGCAGTCCAAAAGTTTTTTGTTGGCTGTTCGGATTTGCTGTTCTGAAAGGCCCGTCTCGGCTGCCAGTTCTTTTCTTCCAATAATTAACTGTCCGCGTTTTACAATCTCGTTCTTCCATCTTTTCTCTTCGTAGTTGGCAGACAAGAGGTAATGCAGTGCCAACACCTTGCAGGGAATATCCTGGTACCACTCCCATTCAAGGAATTTTCTGTGCATTTTAATCCATCCGTCCATGTTATTAAGTTTATCGTTTTTTTTAGACATAAGGACATAAGAACATATAGGTTACTTTGTCCTTCGTTTTTGTAGGGTTATGAGGGAAATGCAATGCTGTTACGTTCTCCCACCACCCCGCCCTTTGGGCACCCCTTCTCGGGCAGGAGGGGAGTTGGCTCCGCATGGATTCCCCTCCTGCCCGAGGAGGGGTGCCCAAAGGGCGGGGTGGTGGGAGCAATAAAAACACTCATTCC